TCTTTAAGTGCGTGTATTTTACTTTTTACAATCACATTCATGGAACTAAAAATCTGGATATCAAGCAGATCTTCAATCACTGTTCTACGGTCCGCCGCTGACAACTGCATGAATGGAGTAAAGTTTGTTGATCCAAGAATGACAATCTGTGTGAATGATTTGTAGTTCATCTTCAGAATCAATTTTTCCAAATGATCCTGATAATCTTTTGCTTTGGCGTCTTGGTTTAATAAACTACCATCAACATAGATCTCAAAGACATTTGGCTTGATACCACGAATGACTTTATATTCTTTCTTGTTGATAGAAAACTCAACCTCAACAACGCATTCTTTTTCGTTGACTGAGTTTACAAGTTGAGGTTTGTTAATATTGCGGAATGGTTTACCGAATAATGAGAATGTGATGGCGTCAAGAAATGTTGACTTACCCGCACCATTCTCACCGACAATCAATGTCGTTGCATTTTCATTCAAAGGAATTTCAGTAAAGATATTTCCAGTTGATAGAAAATTTTTGTATCTTACTTTCTTAAAAAGAATCACGTTGTCTCCATAGACAATGCTTCATTGTACACATCACGCAGAACAGTTTTAATCTTATCTGATTCCACAGGTAAAGACAAGCCATCAACATACTTATTCAGGATTGTCATTGTGTCTTCTGCTTGATCGATATCAACCTCAACATTATCTGTGATCTCAGAAAAGTCTTCAACAACAGACACTTCGAGAGGATTTACCTTTGCGATTGAATCTAACAGAGTGTCAAACAAGAAAGTGTTATTGCGTTTCTCAACAACAATCTTCACAAACTTGTTATTTAAATTTGCATAATCGGCATTGACAATATCATTATAGAACAATTCATCATCGTTGTACTTAATCTTATGGAACATCTTCTCGGGATTTGGAATGAAAGTCAGTTCACGAGTTTCAGTATCAAAAATATGAAACCCACGCTCATCATTATAATCAGCCCAAGTCATTTCGCCAGGAGTGCCAACGTATACAATACTGCCGCTGTTGCTCTTGTGATGGAAGTGACCAGAAAGAACAAGATCGTATTTGTTTAGAATGCTTGGATCCATACCTTCATGACAGACATTGCCACGATCCATCTCAAAGCCAGCAAGTTCAAAGTGACCAAAGCAAACTTGATTCTGGCTGCGCTTAATGAAGTCCATGATCTCAAGTTCATTATCTTTGCAGATCCATGGAATAATATCAACACCATCCCAAGCAGTTGGCTCATCATAAAGTTTGACATGATGAGCATAATCCCGCAAGAGCAAGTCTGGCGAGTTTACTTCGAGGGTATTCTTAAAGAAGATATCGTGATTGCCAAGTAATACATGGCATTGAATATCATGCTTTACCAGTTGATCAAAAAAATAATTACGGCAAAGAGCAAGAGACTGAAAAGAGATATACTTCCGACGATCAAATAAGTCACCCAGTTGAAATACGGTCCTAATTCCATGGTCCACCAAATACGGAAAAAATGTATTTAGATAGAAGTCTTTATAATGATTGTGGAACGCAATAGAGTCACCGCGCATTCCAAAATGGGTATCACCCAGGATTGCTATCTTCATCTACAAATTTCTCCAGCCCAACTTTCTTGGCTTTCTTATTCTTTCTTGAATTCTCGTAGTTTACGATAAATTCAGAAATATTATCATACAACTCAAATTGTCTGAATGTTCCATCTTCCGTTTCATTCAGTTCAAATTCATCAAGAATGCCAGCAGTCTCAGTCGCCTTGTACTTAACGTATAACTGCTTCTTTTCCTTTTGAATGCGGCGTAAGAATGCATAATATACTATTTGAGTGAAATAGGCAAATGGATTGCTTGATTTCGCTGGATCAAAATTGTCAACGTACATTACGCAGTTTTCAATTGCGTCAGCGACCATTTCGTCTCTAAAGGTATACGACAAGAAGTTTGGCTTGTGAGAAAGATTCTCAGCGATCTTCATGAAGCATTCAGCAACATAGCGAGGAATCTGAGGCTTTGGGTTGCCTTGTCTCTTTGCTTTTCGAATTGCTGTGCGATATGCAGTCATTTCCTTGAGGAAATCCTTGTTATTAATATAGTGATTCTTTGCCATAATTAGTGTACTGGTTTGTCTTTCTTTGATTGTAATGCTTCCATAATGGAAACGACTTTGTCAACATTTTCTTGAGTTTTATCGAACCCTTTAGCCTTTTTCTTTTCTGGCGATTTTAGTTTAGTTTCATTGTTATAGAAATAATCGGCGACGTATTCGTATTGCTCAACGAAGTCTTCTTTTACTGGAGTTGCAAATAATACTTCTTCAGTGTAGAATTCAACTTCTCTAATTTTAATTACAGATTGAGGAAGATATTCTTGCATTGCTAAAATCTGACGACCTTCATCGAAAAGAGTTTCAATTTCAATTCGCAGTGGAAGTTCTACAACAATATATCCTTCTTCATAAGTCACATATCCAATGAGGTCATCTGGGATTGATCGTAAGCGAACAAATTTAAGTTCGCCTCTAGGTTTATATTCTACTGGATCTTCTGACATTAATTTATCCTTACGTTATTCGTTGTGAAAGGAAATTTTTCTTCGCTGTAGATCTTCACTCGTTCCTCATAGTGTTTCAATGTGAAGTTTGTATAGGGACCATAACGCAAATCATCAGCGATATCGTAAAGTGTAGCAGCGTCTTTGTTTTCACCCAAACGCAGTACACGACCAATGGATTGAAGAGCGCGAATTTTACTCTTGGTTGGAGAGGAGAAGATAATATTATGTAGGTTACGGATATTCACACCTGTTGAAAATGTACCATAACTTGCCACAATGATCGCATCAGTTTCCTGTTCAGTGATATGTCTCACTGCTTCGCGATCTTCAGCCTCAACCCCACCATGAATAAAAAAGACTTTGCGATTGCCAGCCCTCTCTTGTATCCACTCGAATAATAGTTTACCGTGTTTTTCGACATAAGTAAATAAAACTAGTGTATTTCCATTAAGGTTAAGAGCAAGATCAGTAATGAATTTGTTTCTACCTTCATGTTGTGTCAGAAAGTTCATCTCATCAGGATAAGTAAATCCTTTGACAGTCTTACATACAATCTCAGGATACTTCAGCACAATACACTTGATACTAAAGTTAGCCAACTGCTTGCGTTCAATGAGTTCTTTTGTTGAGATAACTTTAAATGTTGGACCAAACAAACCCTCAAGAACTAACTTGTTTATCTTACTATCATCAAGTGTTCCTGTTGTGCCAATACGCACATCGCAATTGATTAATTTAGTCATGATGCTTGTCAGCGACTTGGCTTTGAAGGTATGTGCTTCGTCACCGATAATAAAATCAAACTGCGTGAAGTATTTCTTTGGCATGTCGTAGATACTTTGCCAAGTAGAGATAATCAAGTCAGTATCTGGTATTTTACTTTCGCCGCCAAATATCTTTTGGCAATATTTGTCTACATCCCAGCCATTGTTGCTGGAATAGTTTTTAAAGTCAGAATGCATCTGAGTGACGAGATTAATCGTAGGAACAATCAACAATCCGCGCTTCTTACCACTATTCAACAAGTGGCGAATCATCATATAGATGATTAGCGATTTTCCTGACGCTGTAGGTGAAATGAGTATAGTTCTCTTCTTCGTAAGTCCGACGCTAGAAGCGAGCAACTGATAATCTCTCGGCTCCATTGGAAGTGATAGAGCAGTTGCAAGATTTTTTGTGTCAATCGGGTGAACGTCTTTTTCTTCATCGAGGTATTCAAAGCCATAATTGCTATCCTTGCAAAACTTTTTGATATACGGAACAAGACCAACATAGATCTGTTTGGTGTTTGTATTTAACAGACGAATCTTACCATCCCAGTATTTGTTTCGAAAGGCTGGTGAAAATTGATATCCTGGAGTTGTGAATGTAAAGAAATCAGACATCTCTCGAATGATGCCATCGTCAGCATGAACCTGAACATAAACATTACTGACTTTTTCAACCACAACGTGTTCAATCATCGAGCACCTTGGATAAACTTCTCCCAACCCATGTACTCTTTCAATTGCCATGTGCGATTGTTAAGTTCTTTCATGACATTGGTGCAAAAGTTTGCAGACTCTTCGTGATATGCTTTCTTGCGTTTGAGTTTGTTTAGATCATCATCGCCATCAAGATAAACTTGCATATCTGATTTAAGAGTGAATCGAAATGGCTCCCAACCAAGTTTATCCAATTCATCTTGGTCTAACTTGCCACTGTAGTACATCCACTTGAGTTTCTTTAATTTGTCAAACTCAAGTGATGCTCGTTTGGCTGCAAGATTGTGCAGTGACAAGTATTTGTTATACTTGTTGTGAATCAATGGAATACGCAAGATCTCTTTGCCAGGTTCCGTAGTGTCTACTTCGGAATCCTTTTCCCATTGCTGCATTAATTCTTCGAGAGGAGGTGTTTCTATCTTCATGACAATATCATATAACAATCAATTCAAAAAAACAAACTATTGTATAGTTGTTATTGCTCAAATTAACCAGTATACTACCTATGTCTGGTTTCGGCGGGATACTTTAAGTCTCTATATTCTCTCATAGTTATAATAAGAGAATCTAAACGTGGCGTCTGCCGTCATGATATTTTCTGCAGTGTCGCCAGTGCTAAATGTGATTGTTGAAAGACTTGTAGGAAACACATCAGCAAATTTAATTCTGAAACTTGGATTATTTTTGTTTGTGAAGAATGTCAATGACGCATCAGAATATACTGGTGGCTGTCTTGTAAGATTGCTTCTTGCAACGACTCCAGGTGATTGTCTTGATAAGTTCACATATTCTTCGAAGTTTGTTGGAAAGGTTAGTCCGCGAATCCAATCATGAATTTCAGTCCACGTTTCAAGATCTTCGTTGATCAAGAACGTTACATTGAATGTATCATAGATGAGTTTCTCTCCAGGATGATACAAATCAATAAATGGTGTTGGACGAACAATTTCTGTTAGTGATATTCCAGGAAAATTTGCAGATTGACAAAAATAAGTCAATCCGCGAAGACGCTCAAATGTAACTCTAAACTTTGTACTTTGCAATAAATTAATATTGCTTGGATTTCGGTTTAATGCAGTCATGCGCCATTTCCTTGGTGAATACAATTATTTATACAAAAAAAAGAGGGGGCTTTGCAGCCCCCTCTCCAGTTTTTTACCTTATTGTTTTTATACAGTCGGTAATAACTATTACTGGTTGATATTCTCAACC